ACAGGTTTTGGCGGCGCTGGTGGTGCAGGTTTGGATATCTCAACTTGGCTTGGTCAAGCAGGTGGAACAACGCTTAAAGGTGGCGGTGGTGGTGGTCGATGTTCAGGGGCTACTAGTGGTGCTGGCGGTACAGGTGGCGGCGGTGCAGGTAACAGCGCTGGTTCAGGTTCAGGAACAGCAGGAACAGCAAACAGCGGTGGCGGTGGCGGCGGCGGTTTTACGGGCGGCGCTGGCGGAAGCGGAATTGTTTATGTGAGGTTTAAGTCATGAACGAACAGTATTTTGCACAAATTAACGAAAACAATTTTGTTACCAATGTTGTTGTAGCAACAACCGAATTTATGGAAGCAAACCCTGACCGTTACCCCGGCACATGGGTAGAAACATTTTTTGATATACCTAACAAAACTTACGCAGGAATTGGTTACACCTATGACCAAGTAGCGCAAGATTTTATTGCACCACCACCACCGCCACCTCGCGAGGCGTAATGCGATGGGCCAAGTATGCGGCGCTGCTCTTTATGGTTGCAGTTATAACGGCGGTGCTTAATGGCTGCACAATTTCTAAACAAAATACTAACTACCAATGTTTTACGAAAGCGAGTTGCGACAATGGCTAAAACCCCTGAACAACAACACGCGGCGCTAATAGTTTTCGTGGGCCGTTTGCTTGCAGTATGTTTTACTTTTACCGTATTTGCATTTATATACGGAGTGCTTTTTGTAGACCAGCCTGAAAAACAGGCGCCAACGGACGCGCAACTAATTGACTTGCTATCCACGTTGCTTGTGTTTCTTACTGGCACATTGTCGGGCCTTGTCGCGTCTAACGGCCTTAAAAGCAAAACCCAACAGCCTGACCAATGAGCGTTGCTAAAGCCAAGCCGGGTGTTGTTGGCGCTCGAGATTACATAGGCAACGCCGACGGGGCAGCACCAGCGCCACGTGCCGGTATGGACGCGTGGATTAAATGCGCTATTAAGTACAGCAACAAAAGTTTATGGAATAACGGCAGCTGGGGTCAACGCGACATGAAAGGCAAACCCGGCAGCTTGTCGGTACACGCCACGGGCCGAGCCGTTGACTTGAGCTATCGCTACATGGCAGACAAAAACAAGGGTGTACCAACAGGCCGTAAAACGTCGCTTGAGTTTATTAACAAGGTTGTTGCCAACGCCAACGAGCTAGGCGTCCAAGCAATTTTAGATTACTTTCCTAAACCTTTTGGCCGTGGCTGGCGTTGTGACCGTCAAGCGTGGAGTAGCTACAGCAAGCCCGACATAAGCGGCGCCCCGGGTGGCGATTGGTGGCACGTCGAGATAACGCCCGCTATGGCAGACAACCCGCAAGCCGTCGAAGCCGCGTTTTTATTGGTGTTCGGAGATAATCCACCAACCGCGTAACACCCTGCACTACCGTTGGACTACCGACGGAAAGCTAGAGGTACCTAATGACAGACGAGCTACAAACCTTTTTGTACGAGTGCTACATAACCACACTCGACAACGGCCAACAGGCCATGTTTCAACTATTCCGAAACCCCAAAACGGGCAGCGTCCTACACGCGCAACTAGCTTTTAAAACCTTGGCTAGCGGCACGTGGGGCGTCCCCTACCAATGCGAGGTAAAACCATGATTACAGGCACAAAATTAGTAATAGGCATAGTTACAGCCCTTTTAGGGTTTGCGGCCACTACAAGCGCTCTAAACGCGCCTAACAGCCAACCAGCGAGCACCATACCAAGCACCGTGTACGTGCCCTATTCCGTGCCGGCACCAACCACCACCGTAAACGTGGACAGCTGCACAATTGTTGGCACCCTGCTAGCGCTCGAGGGCCTACCAGTAGCCGAAATGGAAACAGCGCTAAAAGTGGCATACCGCGAAAGCCGCTGTACGCACCAAGCGTTTAACGCCACAGACACAAACGGCGGTAGCGCTGGCTATTTCCAAGTTAACTACTTTTGGTGCAAACCCTCAACGTACTGGCCTACAGGCTGGCTACAAGCCCAAGGCATTTTGGACGATTGCAGCCAACTATTTGACCCCGAAACAAACGTAAAAGCCATGGTTGCCATTTGGCGTAACAGCGGTTGGCTACCATGGAAAACAGCAAACTAAACCCGACACGAAAGACACCCGACATGAGCAACTACGAGCATTACCAAGCGCAATACCCCGAAATAGGTATTAGCGAAACAACGCGCAAAATGTTTACCATTTTGGACGAGCTAGTAAAACCCGCACACGTGGAAAGCAAACACGCCCGGCACCTCTACCACCTAAAAGGCGAATTGCGGGCTCTACATACCGACATGGTACGCATTGAAGACCCTCGAGCGTTTGTTATCGAGTTAGCAATAGAGGCGTTAGGCGGCGACGCGTGACCGACACGGGCACAATTAGCCAAGCCCAAAAAGATTACGCCAAATTTATTGCTGCACAACGCAAAGAGTGTGCCAACACGTTTAACAGCGAGCGCAAACAATTTAGAGCAGGCCGCGAAGCAATAGGCGCGTTAGGCGAAATAGTGTTTGCAGACCATTACCTACTCGAGCACCCGGGCGTAACACTTTTGGGCAGCGCGGAACACAACGCACTACTCGGCGACGTGGACATTTACCAAGTTAAAACCACAGATTGCACTAACGACGTCGTAAGCCTCATTGTGCCGGGCGTTGAAATAGACCGCTACCCCAACAGCCCGTTTGTGCTTGTGCAGCTCTTACTACCCGATACTTACAATTTGGTTGGCTGGCTTTACGGCTGGCAAATAGCCGAGCTCGCTTGGCAGCACGTCGAGCATGACGACAACAGCGGCGGTAGTTATTGGGTTAAAAGCTACAAACTATGGACAATGGCAGACTTACCAACCGCGTGATACCCGTGTGCTATAAATACAGACCCGACTAGAAAAGGAAAACCCGACATGCAAGAAAAAGTAGAAACACCCAATACGCAACTACAAAAAGTTACGTTGCTAGTAACAATGCACGATTACGACCCCGAGGATTTAGACGCGGGCGAATGGTTGTTAAACGTGTTGGCAGCTGGCGTCAACAAAACACCACACGCACCGTACGCCGCGAAAGCATACGCACAAGCAATGCAAGTGTTAAGCGTAGAAAATTGCGAGATTGTGGTATCTAATGGCCTTTAACATTGACAACTACGTAGACGTGCCAACCCGTTTAACGGAAGCACTAAAGAAATACCCGAACCTACGCATACAAGAAACCGACGCGCAAGTAGTCACAATGCCCGACGGCTCAACCTTTTACCGCTGCACCGTAACCGTGTACCGCGACATTGACGACGCACTACCAGCAATTGCTACAGCTGCCGAACCATACCCGGGCAAAACCCCATACACCAAAAATTCTGAATTTATGGTGGGCATGACCAGCGCTTTAGGCCGAGCACTTGGCTATATGGGTTTCGGCGTCAACAAAAGCATTGCCAGCAAAAACGAGGTGCTTGCCCGCCAAGACGACGACAGCCAACCAATGACAAGGCCCGAGCACACTCGAGCGGTAGCAGGCTCTAAAGCCGTCCTAAACGACGCCGCACCAAGCGGCAACTTTGCCAGCGCAAAGCAAATTAACTTTATTAAAGCGTTAGCCAAGGGCCGCGAATACGACGAGGGTGAGCTACTAGAAAAGCTGCATGAAATACTTGGCCGTAACGACGTCATATTGGAAACGCTCACAGCTAGCGACGCCACCAAGGTTATTGGAATAATGAAATGACCCGGTACAAGTCCAACTACAGCTACGCACAAGACTTACGCGACGTACGACAACACAGCATGGAAATAGCGCGCAAGTTGGCTGCCGAGCAAGCGTTAGTTATGGAGTTAAACAATCGCATTGTTGAGCTGCAAGCCGAGGCAGACCGCTTACAAGACGAGCTTAATTTGGCGCACGAAGCATTGCGCCGCGCATTTAAGCCGCAATGAAATTAACGCCCAATTTGATTAGTGAGCGAGAGTTTAAAAACTCGATTGTTGCGCTAGCCCGTGACCTTGGTTGGCTTGTGCACCATGACCTACCAAGCCAACGTGCTAACGGTAGTTGGGCTACAGCAACACAAGGCGACAGCGGCTTTCCGGATTTGGTGCTAGTGCACCCGGGCAACATGGTTACAGGCTTAAAGCCAATGGTTGTGTTTGCCGAGCTCAAGACGCAACGAGGCAAGACAACAGCAAGCCAAGAGCAATGGCTAACAGCATTACGCGCTTGTGGGCAAATGGCGTTTGTATGGCGCCCTGCACAAATGCAAGAAATACAAGAGCTACTATTCGGAACCTTTACACACCCCTCTAGTTAGACAATTGGCAAGCACCAAGACCTAAGCCATTCGCACGGCAGTTGGTAACACACGGCAACGTGGGTAGAGCGCCATGCCCCTGATTGGGTGACGTGGTGCGGCGAGCCATAAACATAATTGGCTAAGTAATGCAAGGGTACGGGTTGAGGCAACCCCGTGGGTGAGCACTACTGCATTAGGCTTTAATCGCTCGAGCATTGACAAACCGATAACAAACCAACACAACCGAGGTAAACCCGACATGAGCAGCTACCAGCATGACCGAGAGCAAGGCGCTTGCGCCGCGCTAGCACAAGCCGTAGGCGCGTGAGCAATGGCCACAACAAACAACAGTAAACAACGCAACCAAAAAGAATTCAAACACAATCGCTTAAAGGTGCTCGACAACGGCAACGCCGTGTGCCATTGGTGCGGAGTAAACCAAGCAACCGAAGCAGACCACCTCGAGCCCACCGACAACGGCGGCACCAACGAGATAAGTAACCTCGTGCCGGCTTGCAAACCGTGCAACGCTCGACGCGGCCAACAATACGCACAACAAAAACAACGCGCTAAAACCCTTACACCACAAGGATTTGCCGAACCAGTTTTTTTACAAACGCAAGCGAAGCCCCCGCAAGCTCTAATTCCTATATTTTTTGGAAACCAGCCCAAACCAGCTCTAACCGGCCGCTATCAACCGAGACTAGAAACGACCACGCACGTTGGCAGCCAATCACGCGCAACCGAAATTGGGGAGTTTGCGGAAAGGGTGCTTGGGCTACCGCTTATGGCGTGGCAGCTGCATTGCTTGGAGGGTTTGACCGCTTTTGACGACGTTGGCAAATGGTTACACCGTGTTGGCCTAATAAGTGTGGCCCGGCAAAACGGAAAGAGCTTACTTAGTAGCGCGGTTATAGGGCATTGGCTTACTAAAGAGGCCGAGCACCGAGGCCAGCCGCAAACGGTAATTAGCGTTAGTCACAAGTTGGATTTAACGGCCGCGCAATTTAGTTACTTGGCGCCAATCATGGAAGCCAAATTTGGTGCCGAGGTAAGTTGGTCATACGGCCGCCAAAAGTTAACAATGCCGAATGGCAGCGTGTGGCATATTCGAGCAGCTACCCCGGCAGCGGGTCACGGTTACAGCGCCGACCTAATTACGGCCGATGAGGTATGGCAAATATCTGAGGCCGCCATAGACGACGGTTTACTACCGTCTCAACGTGCACGTAAAAACCCGTTGTGTTTGCTCGTCAGTACAGCCGGTACGCAAGAATCCACCGCGCTATTGCGTTGGCGTGACCAAGGGCTACGGGCAATAGATAGCGGCAAACAAACCACGTTGTACTTTGCCGAATTTAGCCCAAGCCCACAACTAGACCCAATGACGCCCGAGGCATGGGAGTACGCAAACCCCGCACTCGCTGGCGGCCTTATTGACCTAGACGTAATCGAGGGCGAAGCATTAGGCCCTAACCGCTCGGCGTTTCTTAGAGCGTCTGTCAACCTTTGGCAGGCCGTAACAACGGGTTGGCTAGAAATTGGCGTATTTGACGCTTGCAAAACCGATACCCCGCCACCCCCCGGCGGAGTGTTGGCTATTGAAAGCTCAACAGACGAGGCCCGCTATACCGCGGTGCGCGCCGTACAAGCTGGCAACAAAACACACGTAACCGTGGCGTTTACCGCTAACAGCGTTGCCGAAATGTGGCGGCTAGTTGACACAGAAATAGAAAACAACCCCGGGCTACGCCTCGCAATAATCCCCGCGCTAGAGGTAAGTTGCCCGCCAGCGCTCGAGCGTCGCCGCACCATAGTTGGCTACCGTGAGCTACTAAAATGGACGGCAGCTGTGCGCTCAATGATTGTAGAAAACCGTTTACAACACAACGGCGAGCTACTACTAACACAACACGTTGAGCGGGCCGTACTGATTAAGCACAACGGAAGCGTTGCAATATCCTCGACACGTAGCCCGGGCCCCATTGAAGCAGCGCGTTGTATGGTATGGGCTGCCGCCATGGCAAGCCGCCCGCAGCTTGTCGGTAAACCAATGATTATGGGCGCTAACCGCTAAAGTTTGCTTGGCGCTCGCTGGCCTTGCTTTCCGTCGGGGATTGCTCGCCGCCAGCGAGTGCCACCATTAGCCGCCTAAATATGGCACACTAAACGCATGGCTATTTTTACGCGCAAACCTGAACCAGCAACCGTTGTTAAAGCCGCTGCCGGTAGCAACGCTGGCGCGTCACAAATTGGCAACTTTTTTGCGTACACCGACGGCGTAAACCGTAGCCGTTTTATGCAAGTTCCAACTATTAGCCGTAGCCGCGATTTAATGGCAAGCCTTGTTGGTTGTCTGCCGCTCGTCATGTACAAAGAAATGTGGAACGGCGACGAAATGGAAAAGGTACCCGAGGCGCCTCGCTCATGGCTACGACGTATCGACAAGGGCGTAACAAACAACTTTATTTTAAGTTGGACATTTGACGACTTGTTTTTTTATGGCCGCGCATTTTGGTATATAACCGAGCGCACCGCCGACGGATACCCGGCAGCGTTTACACGTCTACCCGCTGCAATGATTACAACACAAGACCAAGCACAAGGTACTGGCGTATGGTTCGGCCCGTCTAAACAAATTTTGTTTCAAGGCTTACCAATTCGTTACGAGGATTGCGTACAGTTTTTGAGCCCAATTCAAGGCTTAATTTATACCGGCGCAACGTCAGTAGATACCGCGCTCAAGCTAGAGCAGGCCCGCAACAGAAACTCGAGCTCGCTGCAACCAGCCGTAACGCTTCGGCAAAATGGCGGCGAGCCCATGAGCCCCCAAGAGCTCAGCGATTTGGCCGCGGCCTACGATTCGGCCAGATATGCCTCAGCCACGTGTGCCGTAAACGAATTTGTAGAGGTAATACCTAACAACGCAACCCCGGACAAAATGTTGCTTATTGACGCGGCCGAATACCAAGCAAAAGAAATTGCGCGCATTGCAAACGTGCCCGCTTATTTAGTTTCGGTAAGCATTGGCAACTATTCGTATGTCAGTAGCTCGGAAGCGTCACGCGACCTTTACACGTTCGGCGTAAAACCGTACATAGATTGCATACAAGAAACACTAAGCGCGGATAACGTGCTACCACGTGGCACGGGTGTTATGTTTGACATCGAAAGCTATTTAGAAAACCAATACCAAGACAGCGCCGAAAACATGCCGGACATGGCAAACGAGGTAAACAATGCTTAGGTTAATCCCACAAGATTTAAATTTAGACGCCGCTAAAGGTGACGCGCTGCCACGTAGAACCTTGGCCGGTGTCGCCCTCGAATACGGCGTAGAGGCCGTTGTATCCGATGGGCAAAAAGTGCGTTTCGAAATGGGCGCTTTACCGCTTGAGGGCAAGAAACCCAAAATGTATCTAAACCATGACAGCACTAGCCCAATCGGCTTAGTGACCGCCCGAGAGTTGGTAGGAAATACCGTTATGTTTGAAGCCAAAATATCCGAGACAACTCTCGGCAACGAGGCGCTAGAGCTTGCAAAAGACGGCGTTTTAGACAGCGTAAGCGTAGGCATTTTGCCCGTCGAATTTAGTTTTGACGAGGCCGGCACCATGGTTGTAACCAAGGCCGATTGGCAAGAGCTAAGCCTTTTGCCCTACGGCGCATTTGAGGCCGCTAAGGTGCAGCGCGTCGCGGCGAGTATCCACCAAGAGCCCGACGAAATAGAGTTAAATAATACACAAGACGAAAACGAGGAGTTAACCGAAATGGAAAAGACCGTAGAAACACCAGCCGTTATTGAGGCCGCAACCGTGCAAACCATTTATGCACAGCCACGCAAATTGCGTTTGCCAAGCACCTCGGAATACATCGCTAGCTACGTACGTGGCGGCGCCGACTTTGCACAAATGAACGCAAACATTAAGCAAGCAATTGTTGAAGCTGCACCCGGTGTTGCGCCATACATTAACACCGAGAGCACACCGGGTATTTTGCCCGAAATTATTACCGGCAGCGTGTACGACGGATTAAACCCAATTCGCCCATTTGTTACCGCAATTGGTACACGCGCAATGCCAACAGCTGGCGCAACTTTCCGCCGTCCAAAAATTACAACTCGACCAGTTGTTACACAACAGGCCGCACAGTTTGACCCGCTTAACGCGTCAACCGTTGAGGTGTCCAACTCCGATATTTCGAAATTAAGTTTTGGAACCTACGTCACGTTGTCCGAACAAGACTTGGATTGGTCAGACCCATCAAGCATCGACATTGTGTTAAACCAATTGGCAATCGCTTACGGTCAAGCAACCGACAACTACGCCGTAGACACTTGCCATGCAGCAATTACACAAACTTCCGCCGTAACGGACACCGCTAAAGGTGCAGATTGGGTAGCAGCAATTTACGAGGGCGCCCGCCAAATTTCGGCAAACTCCAACTACCTGCCAACGCACATGTTTGTAACGCCTGCAAGTTGGGCCGCATTGGCCAGCTCGGTAGACAATTCAAACCGTCCAGTATTTCCGTACACCGGCGCACCAAACCTCATTGGCCAAAACGCTGCCGGCAACTCGAGCGCGACAACTTGGAACGGCAACCCACTTGGTTTGGTACTTGTTGTTGACAAAAACGCGCCGGGCTCATTCATGGGACACGCTGCCGGCCCTGCCGCTGGCTTTGAATTCTACGAGCAGCAAAAGGGCAGCGTTGCGGTGCAGGTACCGTCAACGATGGGCTATACAGTGAATTTCAGAGGCTATGCTGCCGCTTTCATGGCAGACGCCACCAAGTTCGTTAAGTTCGTCTGATAGCCGAAAGGTAGGCCATTATGGCCGCTTACTCGGTCACACAAAAGTACTTAACCGACAATTACGCGGTTTTAGTATTACAAACAAACGCCGACCCGCTCGAGGTTGGGCAGTCTGTAGTTATTACTGGCGTTGACGCGACGTTTAACGGCACATATCTAGTAGCGGATTTGCCGCAATACTATTTTACTGGCGTAGACGAGCAAGGCTTTTTTCATTACGACGACCAATTACCAATACAAAACCAAGTGCTTTACGCGCGCACGGCCGACAACGTACAAATTGTGGCAACTACTGGCACCCTGACGACTACGCCCGTGTGTACGTGGGTAACGCTCGACAGCCAAGTTGAGGATTGGTTAGGCATAGGCACCGCTACAGCTGCCGACGCTACGTTTCTAACGCAATGCCGCACAAGTGCAAACGCGGTTTGTTACAAGCGTCGCCAGCAAGCCGGGTACGTTGACAGCCTCACAACGTCGCCGAGCGCCGCGGTAACTCTCGGGACGGTGGCTTATGCAGGTTTTTTGTATAGGCAACGTGGTAGCGCTGGCATGGATTACGCGTCGTTTGATGGTATGACTACTGGCGGCTCAACAGGCTTTAGCCCAATGGTTAAACAGCTGTTGGGTATTGACCGCCCCGCGGTGGCCTAATGCCCGTACCCGCATATACCGACCTTTTTAACGTCGCGTTAGACGACTTGACAACGACGCTAAACACGATTACGGGGCTTACCGTCACTAATGACCCGCGGAACATTAACCCGCCGTGCGCGTTTATAGACGCCCCTAGCTTTGTTGCGTTTAACTTCAACATTGTCGAAATTACCTTTCCTGTACGGCTTATTACCCTTGGCCCGGGCAACCTAGACGCGCAACGCTCGCTAATGAATATGGCAGCTTTACTACTTGCCAAAAACGTGGCGGTTACTGGCGGGCGCCCAACGGTGGCTATCTACGGTGGGGCCGAGTACGCCGCCTATGATTTAACTATTGACTTGAAAGCGAGTACTACAGCATGACCAAATACACCGTTGTTAGCCCTCGAGTGGGTACACCGGGCGCCGAGTTTGACGCCGACCTAGCCGTAATGCGCGGTGCTAATCTTGAAGCGTTGGTAGCTGGCGGTTTTATCAAAGTATCCGCACCTAAGCCCGTAAAAAATGCTAAAAAAGACATAGACACAAACGAGGAGTAACCCCATGGCCACAACAACTTACCTAAGCAACCCGGACGTAACTATCGCAACGGTTAACTTGCGTGACCAGTGCACCGCTGCAACGCTTACCCGCACGGTAGAAGCATTGGAAAGCACCGCATTTGGTGACACCGCCCGTTTTAACGTTGGCGGCCTCGAAAACAACGAGCTAACACTTACT